AGGTTTTCAAGCCGGCGCACTTCATTGATGGTGAGCCAGCCATTCTGCAGGCCAGCGGTGTAGAAAGCCGAGCGCGCCGCACTGTCGCCTCGCAGGATGCCTTCCATGTTGAACTCGACCGTCACACCCTTCGCCCTGTCGGCGGGGGTGAGCAGCTTCTTCATGACCGCCTGTTCAATCCGTTTCACCCTGCGGCGGAACGTGAATTTCTGAAGAATGAGCCCCTGCTGCTCGACGCCCGTTGGCCAGCTGGTCATTTTTGAAGTGTGGCCAATCATGACCGGCGGGACGCCAAAGAACCGGCAAATTTCCTCGACCGAGAAGCCGCGGCTTTCCAGCATCTGCGCATCATTGGGATTGATGCTCAGCGTCTCCCAACGCATGTCGTTGTCGAGCACCATCGGGACGCCGGCCTTCACCGCTCCGGTATATTTTTCGAGTAGCCGGCGCTCGACTTCCTGACGCTGCTCGATCTTCAACTGGTTCTTGACATGCAGCACCCCAGAGGACCGGATGCCGTTGGCAAATGTCGAACCGGCCGTGCGCTCGATCGCCTGGGCCAGACCCATCGTCTGACGGGCCATTGCAAGGGTGGATAGGCCCCCTAGGACAGAGCCGCCGAACCCGCGGATATGGAGCATGCGACGCTCATCGACCTCGCGCTGCTCGCCATCTTCGACCCAGCTATATACCAGCCTGCCGCTGTCTGCTTTCCTCACCGTCATCAGCGATGGCGGGATCGGCGGCGCCAGTGACGTTATTCGGCCACCGCCGGCGAGCATTATTTCCGAATAGGCGTTGCCCTCCAGTTCCAGGCTGGCGGCGATGAACTCCCAGTACTCAAGGGCCGTCTGATCTGCGTTCGGAGTGTCGTGCAGCAGCCGATAGAGCAGGTGGTCGGTCGCCGGCTCTCGGTTGCCGTTGACGGTCCGATAAACCATCACAGGCAACGAACCGATAGTGCCTGCCACCAAGTTGACGCAGGCCCATGTGGCGGAGAGTGCCAGCGCTGAAGTAGCTGTGACCGTCTCGCCGGTATAAGCATCGGTGACGCCCAGAGCGCGATAAAGCCGCGGGTCCGTCAAGCCAATAGCGCGCGCGATCCGAAAGACCGCTTTTTGCAGCAGGTTCATCAGCCGAGGCTCTCGATCCACTCATCGACCGAAGCCTGATCGGGCGACAATGCTGCAACCCCCCGCGCCATTACCGCTGCGACCATGCCATCGATCCTTCCTGTCGACTTGGCCTTGTCGAGCTTGCGATTCCCGGCCGGGTCTTTCTTCACGACCGCATTCGCGGCGCACATGGTCAGCACGGGGTTAGCTCCGTGCCGGATCTTCTCATTGAGAAAGTCGATCTCGATCAGGTCCATGGCCGGAGCCATGCTGATGAAGCCCTGCCCAAACGGCTCGAACGGCAGTTCGACACCGGCCTTGCTCATCTGCGTTTCGAGCGTCTTGAAGCGATGCCGGTCATAGCCGATCTTGATGACCGGGATGCCTTCGCAGATTCGCGCGAGGTCGTGAGCGACATATTCATAGTCGACCGCGACGCCCGGCGTGGTGTTGATGAAGCCCTTCTCAGCCCAGATGTCATATGGCGCTCGGTCCCGCTTCGCGTGTTCAGTCAGCGTTGCGTCCGGCTTCCAGAACCACGCCCGCAGATGCCAGACACCGTTCCAGAGCGCGGCCAGGACAAAGGCGCAAAGGTCAGTCGTTTCTGCAAGGTCGAGGCCCCCGTAAACCTCGCCCTTCTTGAACGCCTCGTCATCTGTATCGCCGTTGCATGCGCCCCAGACGCTCGGGGAAATGAATGGCGAAAAGCGGTTTACCCGCTGATTCAGATATAGATTGCGGAAGCCGTTTTCCGCCGAAGGCATGCGCGCCGCCTTCTCGGCCGCCGCCAGCAGTTCGACCTTAGATCGGAACGTGCCCAACGCAGGGTTCGCGGCCTTGTGGGCTGCCGGGTCAAGCAGTTCCGCTTTGGGATCGGCAGCGTATAGCCGAACCACGATCTTCGGATCCTTCGATCGCAGCGCGTCATCGATCTTGATTGACAGCATGTCCGCGTCGGTCGGCGCCTGCGTCGAGATGATCAGGCGAAGCGCGTCGTCATATGCGCCCGATGCCGTTTCGATCGCCTCGACGAAATCATCAAGCGGGCCGCGTACCTGGCCCAGCTCGTCAAGGATGGCCAGCACCGGGGACAAGCCGTGCGCTGTGCCAGCCTCCGCCGACAGCGCCTCATAGGTGACGTCTCTGGCCAGTCCGATCAGGGTTTTGGCTGACGGGATGACCCGAACCAGCACCTTCAGCTTCGGGTTCAGCTTGACCATCTTCCAGGCCAGATTGAACACCAGCGCCGCCTGCTTGCGCGACCGCGCGCCTGAGACGATCTGACTGTTGAGCCGGGCCTCCGGACCGACCAGATGGACAAGCAACAGGCATGCGATCAGGGCAGTCTTGCCGTTCTTGCGGGCCATGCTGAGGATGCCCTCAGTCGTTCCTGCAGGATTGTCATAGACCGACCAGATGAACTCTTTCTGGAACGGGTCGAGACGGATTGGCTGCCCAACCAGCTTGCCTTCGGGCACGAGACAATATTTTTCGATGAACGCGATGGCCCGGTCCCCGCGCGTCTTCGGTTTATGGTCCCCGCTGAACGTCGGCGGCGGGAAGCCGCCGCTGGGAACGCTCACTGGAGGGTGCCCGGCCTCGCCAGCAGATCGTCATCGTCCTCAGCGAGCGGGTTATGGCCGTCTTCGATTCCCCGCGCATGCTCCCGCCGCTTGTTCACGTCGCGCTGCTCACCATGCTTGGCACGATTGTCGAGGCCCAGGGCTCGGCGCAAGGTAACGATGCGCCGCGCCAGCTTGTCGCTTAGATCGATCGTCTGGATCAGCACCGTTACTTTGACGTTCCCGCCGCGGTCGACGGAGAACGCAGCCAGCTTCTCCGCGTCGGCCATGGCGCGCGCCAGATTGGCGGCGACGGCTAGGTCAGCATCTGTCCATTCGGATCGGGGTTTTTCAGCAATGACCGAAGCCCAAAACGGAGCATCTCCGCGCCGCAATTTCAGATGCTTCGGTGGCGATAAATCCTTGGTTGCAGCGGCCATTACGGTCACGGCGGCCTCGGCGCTGTCGATGCGCTGGCGTCGGCTCATCGGCGGGCCTCCCGGTCCAGAGCAAAAACTGTATTAGCGTTGAAATTGAGGGGCTGTGTCGGTGTCCCCTCGGATCGGCCCTGACTTTTGACCCGCCCCCCCCCAGGGCGGCAGACCTCAGCGAACCTCTATGACCACGGCGTGGTCGACCAGCCAACGAGCGGCGCGTTCCGGTCCGGTCTCCACCCCGTCAGCATGCGCGTCCGATGCCTTGTCACGGATCAAGCCGAGCTTCCCAGCAGCAACCAAGATCAACATTGCAGGCCAGAAGAACCAGCGCTTGCGAACGTGCAGGGATAGATGCGTCTTCGCCATTACGCGCTCCGGTTCCAAGGGTGGTCAGGATCTGTGGGGAGGCCGTCGAGGCCGCAAGCTCCGAGGGCGGCGCGCTTCTGCTTGAACTGCTCGGCGGTCCGCCGCTTGTGGCAGGGATCGCAGAGGCAGCGGATGTTGTCGTCATCGTCGGCGCCGCCCTGGGCGAGGGGGGTGATATGGTCGGGCACGGTCGACGCCGTGATGATGCCGCGCTCCTTGCAGTCCCGGCATAATGGCTCGGCTTGTAAGCGACGGCGCCGTTGCGCCATGCCGGCGCGGCCGCGAAGACGAGGGGTCGGATCGACCATGACGTCTCCTGAGTTTCGCCGCCAAACGCTGTCAGGGGTCAGTGCTTGGCGGCTCCCGTCCTGCGCCACGGCCCCGGTGGGCATCGCAGATGGCTCGACAGACGGACATGATGATAAGGCAGAGCTTCGCAGTCCGGCATAAGCGGGACCGTGCTCTGATAGAGAGGGTGGTTCAACGGAGACGGTGCGAACCAGGGTGTTACACGCTTGGCCGACCCGAACCGGAGCTGCTGCTGATACCAGAAACCTCGATGAGCAGGTCGACCCTATAATCGCTGCGACTTGGCGTCAAGCGGCGGTTTTCGCAGGGAGAAGGTCGCACATATCGACCGCTATCTTCAGTTCGCCCATCACGCCCTTGATGCACACGACCGCGCGGCGGCCATGCACGTCCGTCACCTTGCACGAAAGCCCTCCGAAGGCAGCGGAAGGAATGCGGACATCATCGCCCCGGCTGAAGGCGATGGCCAGATCGCGCGGCTGGGCGCGCTGCTCTGCCTGGCGCAGAGGGTCAAGGCTGCGATCGGCAATGCGGGGATACCGGCCGCCGTGCCGGAAGACCGAGAATGTCGGGCAACCCTTGCGCTCCATCCGCTTCGTCTCGGCGTTCCAACGCTGATAGCTGAGCGCAGGCTTGCGTGACAGGATCGACAGGTCGGGCAGGTGCTCGTGGGCAGCGAAGACGATGCCGGGCGTGATGGGGTGCGTCGTCTCCTTCACGATCCGCTCGCGTCCTACACGGCGGCGGCGGACTTCCTGCGGCGTCCACACGCGAAAGCCCTCCTCTGAGAGGGAATTGGCCAGCGCCAGCGTCCCGCCGCCAGCGGTGCGCAAAATACCCCAATCTTCGCTCTCGATGCCACGCATGGCGAATTTCTCCGTTCTCAACCTGTTCTAATCTGCCCGAGCGGCAGCAGCCAGCGCATCCCGACTTTCCTGACGTAGCTGCGCCACCTCTTCGATCGACACCACGTTAGCGGCCGGCGGTGACCATTCCCGCTCGTGCTTCATGATGAGGGACTGCGCCCGACTGGCGCGAGCCGTGCGCTTGGCGCGGATGGGCGCGATGATCGCCTCCATTTCGGCGATCGTGGGAAAAAAGCGGCATTTGCGCAGGATTTGGTCGAAAGCCGCATGGAGGTCCGGCAGTGCATGGCTGGCCAGCGCGCGGCGGTATGTTGCCATCCGTTCGACGGCCATGCGGTCGGCCTCGTCCGCATCGTCGGACAGGCGCGGGCTGGGCATCATGTTCGCGAGCCGAGTGACCATCGAATTGACCTGCTCGGCGGTCGGCATGGGCGGCCGGCAGCTCTCGACATAGGCACGAAGCTGACCAGCCGTCACCGGGCCGATGATGGGCATGTCAGCGAAGCGGCTATTCTGGTCGAGCAGCGCACTCACTTTCGAAGGCAAGGCCGGCTCGGACCATCGGGTTGGCGGGGCCTCGGTGCGATTGGCGATGGCGGTCGTTCCGTTCATTCA